GGCTGTGGATGGTTCGATTCCTTTAAGATTTTGATATTGTGCAGATGCATTTATACATTCTCGTTCACCTTGTGGTGTTGTTAAACGATATTGTAAATCTACATTTTTGCTCTCTTTAATAGAATCGGATTGTGGTCGATTAAATGTTCTTTTAATACGAACCGGATCTGTTGGACGGAATATTTGGGGTCGTTCCATTGAATCTATTGGAACTGGAGTGAAATTAAGTTGTAATTTTTCCATTCTCCATTGAAAAAGTTTCTGATCCCAAGTTGATGTTCCTTGAACAATCAATTGATAAATACTTTCATATAATGAATGATCGATGGTTTCCCAATCGATATCAATATCATCATAAGTATCACAAGTTATCGAACTACTTAGTAAATCTGGAATACTCCAATGTACCTTATATTGTATCTTATGTGAAAAGACTCGAGTTATAATTTTAATTTCGAGTCCAAATAAAGCACGGAGAACTCCAAGTCCGACAAATATTGTTTCAGTTTTAAATGATGTTAATGTATGAATAATTTCATCGCATAATCGTTCTTGTGAATCATCTATTCCAAGATTTAGTACTCCAATCGAAAACGGTTCGTAACCATCCAAAGGTGGATAAGCCTTATGTTTAACTGTTGGGTCCCAATAATCGGATACTGGTTGTTGTTCTGTTTTTGACCAGAAAGAACCTTGAGGGTGAGCTAGTTTATGTAATCTTCTTACTAGCATTGATTTTGTCATACTCTCTGGTTCAACTTTATCAAACTCCTCATCACTCGATTTAGTCTCGTCTTGTCCTCGACGTACTTGTAAATGAGCTGGAGCTGATACTACCCAAGTATCAGGCCATAAAACTGATGCTGCTGTTGATGCAACTTGTGAAGGATAAATATTTGGTATTCCCATGTACTGTCCAAAACGAAAATCATCTCCCACTGATTTTAATAATGTGAGAGGACGATCTATAAAAAATGTTCCAGGTGTTGCTATATACGGAATACTAACAATTGAATACATTAATAAAGCACCAACAGATAAAAAATCTGGTGATATATCAGCTGTAAGCAAACCTTGTTCAGTCGGAAGAGTATTAAAAATCGTCGTAAATGGTACTTCAATTTCGCAATAATTAACAATTCCATGTCCTGCTAAATCATTAGCATAATTTACTCCAACATGTGAGAGATTTGGTTGTGTATCTCCTCCAGAATTGTAAATTCCATTCATTATTTGTCCTGTTAGTTGCGCTGCAATTGCGGCTAAATTTGGTCTTACTGCACTTGGTACATTAAAAAGTAATGAGAATTGAGCGTGTGGTATAAAAATCACGCCTGAATTAGAAGATGATATATCCGATCCATCCATCCCATTCTTTGCTTTTCCAAAAATAGCTTTATATCTCAAGGATCCTCTCCATTGTCGATATTGTGTTCCAAGATAATTAATCGGATGAACGTATTGTCGTAAATAACGGTTGTTAGCATCTACTGTTTCTGAAGCTCTAGACAGTGGTTTAACGTCAATCCAATCAAAAATCGCATATGATAATGCTCCTCCTGCAAGAAATGAGCCAGTATTAAATAAAGGTGTAAAACCAAAAGGATTATCATTAGTTGTTGTTGCAAT